AATTGGAATTATTTTACTAGGAGGTGTTGCGCTGATTTGAAAATCTGGTATAATATACCTATGAAGCGAGGGAATGAACATAATGTATATTCTTAAAGTTTCATATTTAGTAACTACAATAACCACAGGAGTCTATAGATGGCTGTAGCAGAAATGAAGGTAGCGTTTAGTAACTTGCGTGAGACTGAGACTTACCAGGGGCAGGATACTGGACGGTTTACCTTGACGGGTACTCTGGATGACGCAACGGCAGAAATGTTGTCTGCCCAAGGTGTCAAGATCAAAGAGTACGAGAACATGGCACAGCGAAAGTTTGCCAGTAAGTTTCCAGTAAAGATCATTGATGCCAATGATAATCCTTTTACTGGTGACATCCCTCGTGGCTCTAAGGTACGCATCAGCTACAAGACAGGCCCAGCGCACCCAGTACACGGTACGCCAACCTATCTTAACGCTGTGCGAGTGCTAGAACTTGCGGAAGATGCGTCTGGAATAGATGCAGACCTCTAAGTTTATAAAGCACGAACCCTGCCCAGTGTGTGGCAGTAGCGATGCGCTGGCCCGTTATAGTGACGGGTCGGCCTATTGCTTCTCTGCTGGGTGTAACCACCGTGAAAGCGCTAATGGTGAAGTTGTGAGCATTGCAGAAAAGAGACCGCTAGAGTTTACTGGTGCCACTGCCGCTATACCTGAGCGTCGAATATCTCAGGCTACGTGCGCCAAGTTTGGTGTTACTGTGGAGTTTGACAGAGCAGGAAAAATTAGCAGACATCACTACCCGTACTACGCAACCGACACCAACGAGGTGAAAGGCAGCAAGGTGCGCGTGGTGCAGAACAAAGACTTCTACGCAACAGGCACACTGCAAGGCGTAGGGTTGTTTGGGCAGAATACGTGCCGTGGCAAGGGTAAATTCATAACAATAACTGAGGGCGAATTGGACGCGCTGAGCGTGTCTGAGATGTTCGATAATAAGTGGGATGTTGTGTCGCTACGCTCTGGCGCATCAGCAGCAGCAAAGGAGATAAAAGAGCAACTAGAATGGCTAGAGGGGTACGACCAAGTTGTACTCTGCTTTGATAACGACAAGGCAGGACAGACTGCCATTGATGAAGTCAAGGACATATTTAGCCCAAGCAAACTAAAAATCTGTAAGCTGCCTATGAAGGACGCTAGCGAGATGCTAGTAGCCAATAAGGTGCGGGATTTTGTGTCTGCATGGTGGGACGCCAAGTCTTATCAGCCTGACGGGATCGTCTGCGGAAAAGAAACGTGGGACGCCATCACAGGCAAGATGAAGGTCAAGTCCATACCCTACCCCTGGCAGGGGCTAAACGATATGACCAAGGGCTTTCGACCATACGAGCTAGTGACCATCACCAGTGGCTCAGGCATGGGTAAGTCACAGATTGTCAGAGAGCTAGAGTACTATCTACTCAACGCCACAGAGGACAACATTGGCATACTTGCGCTGGAAGAAGACGTAGCGAGGACTGCTCTGGGTATCATGTCAGTAGCCGCTGATTGCCCATTGCACCTAGAGGAAGACTTAGACTCCGACGCTGCGTTTCCATTCTGGGAGCAGACACTAGGCACTGGACGGTTCTACCTGTTCGACCATTGGGGCAGTACTAGTGAGGACAAACTATTGTCTCGCATACGCCACATGGCTAAGGCATTGGACTGCAAGTGGATCATACTGGATCACCTGTCCATTGTAGTATCAGCACAGGAGAACGGTGACGAGCGTAAGGCTATCGACGCCATTATGACTAACCTACGCACACTGGTGCAGGAGCTAGGCATAGGACTGTTCCTGGTGTCGCACCTAAAGCGCACCACAGGCAAGCCACATGAGGACGGAGGCAAGATCAGTCTTAGTGAGTTGCGAGGCTCACAGGCGATAGCGCAGCTATCCGACATGGTGATTGGCTTGGAGCGCAACCAGCAGGACGAAGACGAAGACAAGCGTAACACAACCACAGTACGCATCTTAAAGAATCGCTACGCTGGTTTGACAGGAGCAGCCTGTTACCTAAAGTATGACAGAGTAACAGGCAGGATGACTGAGGTCGCAGCACCCAAGGATATAGACGATGACTTCTAGTAACCCACTGTACCTAGACATTGAGACTGACGGTCTAAACCCCAGTGTCATCTGGATTGCAGTAACAAAGCAGGACGGTGAGGTGCGTAAGCATTACGACGCTGAGTCTCTGGCTGCTACGCTGGAAGGCACGTTCCCAGTGGTGGGGCAAAACCTGTATGGGTTCGACCTACCTGTGCTGGAGCGTCTGTGGGGCATCAAGGTAGACCACGAGCGCGTGCAGGATACCCTGGTAATGTCACGCCTGAGCAACCCCAATCGTGAAGATGGACACAGCCTACGTGCATGGGGCGAGCGTCTTGGGTTCTCTAAAGGCGACCATACCGACTGGACACGCCTAACACCTGACATGGAAAAGTACTGTGTACGCGATGTTGAAGTAACTGAAAAACTGTACCAGCACCTACTAAAAGAACTGGATGGTTTTGACGCATCATCAATAGAACTGGAACATGAAGTGCAGCGGATAACCGCTAGACAGGTCAGGCTAGGCTGGCTACTGGATCTAAAATATGCACACCAATTATTAGCTCTGCTAAAGGAAAAAAAATATGAGTTGGAAGACAAAGTACAGGACACCTTTCGTCCTCTCCCTACATTTATCAAGGAAGTTACGCCACGGTGTAAGAAAGATCATACACTCTCTGCGGTCGGTCTAAAGTTTCTAGGCGAGCAGTGGAGTGACGTTTGTGGCCCGTTTAGTCGCGTAGACTACCCTGAGTTTAACTTAGGTTCACGGCAGCAGATTGGCAGATACTTACAGCATTTTGGATGGAAGCCCACAAAGTTTACAGAGAAGGGACACGCCATCGTAGATGAAGCTGTACTGTCTAAGATCACTGACATACCGGAAGCGCAACTGATAGCAGAGTACCTGATGGTACAGAAACGTGTAGCACAGATACAAAGCTGGATAGAGGCTGCGGATGATGACGGTAGGGTACACGGCAGAGTAAACACCAACGGCGCTGTAACAGGCCGTATGACGCACTCAGAGCCTAATCTTGCCCAGGTTCCCGCTGTACGCGCTCCATACGGTAAGGAGTGTAGATCATGCTGGACTGTGCCGGAAGGGTATTCCCTGGTCGGCTTTGATGCCAGTGGACTGGAACTACGTATGCTAGCCCACTATATGGGAGACAAGGAGTACACCAATGAAATTCTCCACGGCGACATTCACACAGCAAATCAACACCTTGCAGGACTTGAATCGCGAGATCAGGCTAAAACTTTCATATATGCCTTCTTATACGGTGCAGGAGATGCAAAACTTGGCACGATTGTCGGGGGAAATGCGCGTACTGGCTCTGCGCTTAGAGCAAGATTCCTTAATGGTCTCCCAGCACTTAGAGATCTTACAGAGAGAGTTGCAGCAAAAGCTGGAGCAGGATACCTCAAAGGACTAGACGGTAGAAAGCTCCAGGTTCGTAGCGCACACTCAGCACTCAACACGCTACTGCAAGGTGCTGGTGCCATAGTTATGAAAAAAGCTCTTGTTATCCTAGATGAATATGCACAGGGGTACAAGCTAGATTATAACTTTGTAGGCAACATCCATGATGAAGTACAGGCAGAGGTAGCAAAGGGTCAGGAAGATAAGTACGGGCGACTAGCAGTGTCTTGCATAGAGGCGGCTGGTCTACACTATAACCTAAGATGCCCACTAACAGGGGAATACAATGTCGGTAATAACTGGTCGGAAACACACTAATGGATAAAACAATAAACACAGTAGTAGATGACATCTATAAGTTGATGAAAACCAAAAACATCGACAAGTCTGTAGACCCTGAAGCTGAGATCGACAGGTTTGGTGAAGCTGTCAAGGATTTAATGCGCAAAGAGTTTATCAACCGTGGGCCTTTCGACGGTAGGAAGCTGCGCCTGTCAAACATAGGTAAGGACGATAGATACCTGTGGAACCATTACAACAATGCTGGCCCTAAAGAGCCGATGCAGCCGCATACTTTAGTTAAGTTTATGTACGGACATTTGATTGAGGAAATGCTTTTGTTCCTAACTCGCCTGTCTGGACATAAGGTTACGGACGAACAGAAAGTGTGCGAAGTAGAGGGCATTGTGGGCCACATGGACTGTCGCATAGATGGAGTGGTGACCGATGTCAAGTCAACAAGCAGCTACGGGTTTAAGAAGTTTAAGGACGCAACGCTGGCTTTTGATGATCCTTTTGGTTATATAGATCAGATCAAGGCTTATGCTCATTCAGAAGGTGAGACAGAGTTTGGATGGCTTGCAATGGACAAGCAGAACGGACACTTGACGTACCTAAAGTATGACCTAAAAGACACACAAGCGCCTGTGTACGAGGTTCTAAAGGAAGACATAGTAGAGAGGATCAGACACGTAAAAAAGCTCGTAGAGGCACCGGACGCGCCAGAGCATTGCTACGCGCCTGTGCCAGATGGAAAGAGTGGGAACCAGAAACTAGATACAGGTTGCTCTTACTGTCATTTCAAACTTTCGTGTTATCCCCAGTTACGCGCTTTTGCGTACTCTTACGGGCCAAGATACTTAACAGAGGTCGTAAATGAGCCTAAAGTCCAAGAGATCAAGATTACGTAAAGATAGCATCTACAGGTCAGGGCTAGAGGCTTCATTCGCAGCCATAGCGCCTAAACGTAAGTTTAAGTATGAGCCATACGATGTCCCTTACGTTATGCACAGGAAGTACAAGCCAGACTTCGTACATACACGCACAGGGACACTATTGGAACTAAAAGGCTTTTTCAGGACAGGCGACACAATGAAGTATAAAGCCATCAGGGACTGTATAGACAATGAGTTAATCTTTGTACTATCAGACCCTAACAAGAAACTACGCAAGGGAGCTAAGATGACAATGGGACAGTGGTGTGACAAAGAGGGTTTTAAGTATTACACGTTAAATGACTTCGATAAGTTGATGGACTATGTTAACTCAAAATAACTTAACAATGGATGAAATTAGGGAAATGATACTGAAAAGATATGACCCTGATGATTTAGTAGACTACTTGGAATTGACCAGTGAAGAAATACTTGACAGGTTTGAAGACAAGCTAATTAACCGACTAGAAATGTTTGAGGAAGAACTACAAGATGACACAAGAGAAGAAACAGAAAACGAGTATTGATGACGTAACCCCAGAGCAATGGGACGCTCTTAGAGCTAAAGAAATAGGCAGAGATCATAAATTTCAAGTGCAGTGGTTAGATGAAGAAGACGTACCTAATGAGCATCCAGTATTTGGTGACACCAATATGGTGGACAACCCACCACACTACAACAATGGCAGTATAGAGTGCATTGAGGCTATAGAGGCCATGCTATCCAGAGACGAATATATTGGCTATTTGCGTGGAAATGCGTTAAAATATATGTGGAGATTCAGGTATAAGAAGAAGCCGTTTGAAGACCTACGCAAAGCACGTTGGTACGAAGAACGATTGATTAAGTTTTTGTTGGACAACCCAGATGCAGTATAAGACAGGAACCCAGGACTATCTTGGGATTACTATAGACTACGATAGAGAGAAAGATCTAAACGACTTCTCTCTGAATACGCTAAGAGATAGGTACTTCTGGAAGGACGAAACACACGCACAGGAAGCCTTCGCACGCGCTTCTGTGTACAGTGCTACCTACCAGGGCGTTACTGACTTTGACCTAGCACAGCGCCTGTATGACTACGCTAGTAAAAGCTGGTTTATGTTCAGTACACCAATACTGAGTAATGGAGGAACTACCCGTGGCTTACCTATTTCTTGCTTTCTTAATTTTGTGCCTGATTCCAGAAGTGGTCTATCGGCTCACTATGATGAAAACATTTGGCTCACTTCCAGCGGAGGTGGGCTTGGCGGTTATTGGGGCGCTGTTCGGAGTAACGGTGTGGCTACTTCTAACGGGAGTCAATCAACTGGGAGCATTCCCTTTATGCACGTAGTTGATAGCCAAATGCTGGCTTTCAATCAAGGAGTTACAAGGAGAGGCGCGTATGCGGCGTATATGGACATCAGTCACCCAGAGATTGAAGAATTTATTGCAATGCGAAAGACTACTGGTGGCGACCTCAATCGCAAGTGCCTTAACTTGCATAACGGTGTCAATGTATCTGATGAATACCTATATGCGGTAGAGCATGATCTACCCTGGCGTTTGATTGATCCTAAGTCTAAGCAAGCAGTTAAAACTGTCTCAGCCAGGGACTTGTGGTGGCAGCTAGTACACACCAGGGCAGAGACAGGAGAGCCGTACATTGTCAACACAGACCGATGTAACGAGTATCTTCCACAGAAGCAGAGGGATTTAGGGCTGACTGTGCGACAGAGTAACCTATGCTCTGAGATTACCTTACCTACAAGTGAGGAACGTACAGCAGTCTGCTGCCTGTCAAGTGTTAATTTAGAATACTTTGACGAATGGAAGGAGAACGAGAACTTTATACCAGATCTAGTTACTATGCTGGACAACACACTGGAGCATTTTATTGATAACGCAATAGACGAACAACCACAAAAGACTGTGGACACATTAGAGGGGTTTATGGAGTATGTGGGACAAGATAAAACAGGCTTTGCAAAAGCCGCTTATAGTGCATATAGAGAACGTGCGGTTGGCCTTGGTGCGATGGGCTTTCATAGTTATCTTCAACGTAATGGACTCTCTTTCGAGGGAATGTACGCTGCCAGC